GCGGCTAGTAGTGAGACTGCCGCCGCGTCCTCGGCCTCCTCTGCGGCCACCTCAGAGACGAATTCGGCTACATCAGCTATAAACGCATCTAACTCAGCTTCTTCTGCCTCTTCTTCTGCTTCTACTGCTACAACCAAAGCATCTGAAGCGGCTACTAGTGCTACAAACGCGGCAACCAGCGAGACTAATGCTGGTGCTTCCGCTACTGCGGCGGCTAGTTCTGCTAGTAGTGCATCTACAAGTGCGTCTAATGCGGCAACTTCAGCTACAAACGCATCCTCTTCTGCATCTAGCGCGTCTTCCGCTCAGACTGCGGCTGAAGCGGCCCGTGACAGTGCGCTTGCCGCCTTCGATAACTTCGACGATAAGTATCTTGGAGAGAAGGCATCTGATCCTACGCTTGATAATGATGGAGATGCCCTGGCAACTGGTGCGCTTTACTTCAACACAACCGACGATGTAATGAAAGTTTATACTGGATCTGCTTGGGTTGCGGCCTATGTGTCTGGTGATGGCTTTGCAACCCTTACGGGTGCAACATTTACTGGTGACGTTACAGTCCCTAACCTTATTGCAGATACCGTAGTATCCCAAGTCTCAATCAATGCGCAGACTGGCACCACCTACACAACAGTTCTTTCTGACCAGTCCAAGCTAGTGACGCTTAACAATGCGTCTGCTATTGCCTTAACTATTCCTGCTAATTCCTCTGTGGCTTACCCAGTAGGCACACAGATTGACCTGTCGCAATTTGGTGCGGGTCAGGTGACTGTAGCTGGTGCTGGTGGAGTAACAGTGAATAGCGCATCAGGTCTTAAATTGAAGTCTCAATACTCGTCTGCTAGTTGTGTCAAGGTCGCTACTGATACTTGGTTGCTGGTGGGCGACTTGGAGGCTTAATATGTTTAGGTTGGGAACGATTGCATCTTCTGGGGGAGGGCGCACAGAAGTCAATCTTGTAATTTCAGCCGACACTGACAATTATGACATTTATGCCAATCGTGGAGGCAGTTATGTTGCGGGTGAAAGCGACGTAACCCTTACAATTAATTCTGGCGTGGTAGTTGGCTCAACCTCTATAGCAACTAACGCCCTGCAAACAGGTTCGTCTTGGACTGCTGGCGACACGATTACCATTGTAAATAATGGAACGGTCACAGGTAAAGGCGGCAACGGTGGAGTAGGTGGTGACGCTGATAACAACTCTGGCGTAAAAACAACCACTTCTGGCACTGATGGGGAAGATGGTGGGGATGCCTTTTTAGCGCAGTTTGCTACATCATTTACTAATAACGGCGCAGTTTACGGCGGTGGCGGCGGCGGCGGTGGGGCGGGTGGAGATGCTCAAACTATAACTGGCAAAATTTCTCGGCATGACGCATACGGCGGCGGTGGAGGCGGCGGTGGTGCAGGTGACGCCGTTGGCAGTGGGGGTGCTGGCGGTATTGGCACTGCAACAGGAGCTTTAATCGTCGTTGACGATGGGGATGATGGCCTAGACGGAACTTCTACAAATGGAGGGGCTGGAGGTTCTGGCGGATTTTCTGGAAGTTCCTCGGGCGGCGCTGGGGGTAACGTAGGCCAAGACGGAGCAAGCGGTGCGAATGGTGACGCCACAGGCGGCGCTGGTGGCACAAGAGGTTTTTACGAAAAGGGTCAGTCATTTATTAACAGTGGTGCTGGCGTGGGCGGCACAACAGCAGGTCGGAGTAGCTAATGTCTTTTGTTATTCAATCAGTGGATACAGTTGAAAGAGAATTGTATGACCGTCTTTACGACGAGGCTTTCGATAAGATTGGTCACGAACGCAAGCGTATCGACAATCTAAAGGAAGGTCTGTGGGGTGGCGTAACAGCTAATCAGGCCCACCTTTATGTAAAAGATGATTACGTTGTCGGGATTGGAACTACAGAGATGCACGGCGATATGATGTTCTTTATTGTGCCGACTTGGGGTAAGACTCAGGATGGCTCTCGTTCTTGGTGGTATTCCGAGGAGTATCAGGAAGCTATTGCAAACTTCATGCGTGAAAACAATGCCACCCATATTGTTGCTGGCTACAACCCAGAAAGCCCTGCCGCACTGGCAATCCAAAGTCATTTTGGTTTTTATGGCAGACATCTTGAGGCCGCTACAACACATGAACCAAGTGAAGTTATTCCAGCAAAATGGCTTCTCCACTACCCCTCGCCAATGAGGGCATTTCGGGTTAATATAATTTAAGGAAGGAATATATTATGGAATTTATTATCTCAAACTTTACAACTTACGGAAGCTATGTAACGGCAATCATTTCTGCCGCTTCAATCATTGCGGCTGTCACACCCACACCCAAAGATGATGAGGCTGTATCAAAGGCCAAGGCGTATGTCGCCAAAGCCTACAAGCTAGTTGACTTCTTGGCCCTAAACATCTTGAAAGCCAAGGACAAATAAAATGAACAGCACGCAGGCCCAGTTAGAAGCACACGAAAAAGAATGTGCAATGTTCCGCCAAATGATGGACGAGCGTTTGACTAACTTACATTGGCGTATTACTTGGGCTTGTGTTGGCGGTGGTGCTTTGATCTCCGCTTTGTTTAGTGTCTGTGTGGCGATCTTATTTAAGGTTAATTAGTGACCCGCGCCGCTTCTTGGTTAAAAGATAATGAAGGCTGGAAATCTTTTCTGGCCTTTATTTATGCGCTTATCTGCGTGTTTGATTTTATTGTTGTCCCGATCTGGATTGGTCTCAATCGTCCTAGTAATCAAAGCATTGATCAAAGACTGCATCAGATACACATGCACGAGATGGGGAACGAAATTGCCAGGGAGATGGTTAAGCCGCTAACTTACCAGCACGAGCCATTTACATTGAAGGGTGGCGGCTTGTTTCACCTTTCATTTGGTGCGCTTCTTACTGGTAGTGCGCTGTCAAAAAGAAAATAGGGGCCAGCCTCAGGAGGATAGCTGACCCCTTGCCAGGGAGAAAGGGAATCGACCTGGCACTTCTTTTATAGACAATTATAAAAACACTGTCTAGTTTTAAGCTATGAACAACTGAGGAGTGGCTCATGGACTTACAAGTATTAGACGGTGAAGAAGAATTAGATTTTAAGATGTATATTGTTAAGGGCGAAAAGGGTCAGCCTTTAATTGTATTAGAGTTCGGTGGCATCGAGACGATGGAACGAGCAGAGATTTTGGCGGAAGAGATTTATCAAACTCTCATTCCTGAAGAAGATAAAGTAATTAACTAGGAGTAAAGACTATGGCAGGTAAAGAAATCCCAGAAGAGATTCTTCTTTCATGCGTTGAAATGTATTACAAGATCGGTAGTGAGCAGGGTGCGGCAAAGGCATTGAACTTGTCACGCTCTACATTCCGTCACCGATTGTTGGTTGCCCGCAGGAAAGGGCTTATGGACGAAGCAGTCGTTGAGACAGACACATACAAAAAGAACATCCTCCCACCCAGCGACGAGCCGATCGAAGACATCATCGACCACCTGACAAACAGGTATGTGACCCGTATGGAACACGTCGATGCGAAACAATGGCAACGAGTGTCAATGAAGTCAGACGAGCCAATTGGTCTGCTCTGGTTTGGCGACCCGCACCTTGATGACAACTACTGCGACTGGCCTGTCTTGCGGCGGCACGTTGACCTGGTAAAAAACAACGAGGGCATTTATGGTTGCGGTCTTGGTGACTACCAGAACAACTGGATTGGTCGACTGTCTCGATTGTATGCCGAACAGGATACATCTCACCATACTGCATGGCGGTTGGTTGAATGGTTTGTTCGTGAGATCAATCCCCTTATCCTTATTGGTGGCAACCACGATATGTGGTCTGGCCCAGGTGATCCATTACAATGGATGACTGAGCCTCACACTATCAACGAGGACTGGTCTGCACAGATTGCTATTGAGTTTCCTAACGGGCAAGAGTGTAAGATTCATGCGGCCCACGACATGCCAGGGCACAGCCAATGGAACCCATTGCACGGTCAGAAGAAGATGGCAATGTTCCGAAGCAACGCACACCTATACATCGCTGGCCACAAGCACAACTGGGAACTAGCCCAGATGGAGCAGGTGGAAGAAGGTCATGTATCTTGGCTTGCCAGGGCGCGTGGCTACAAAGCGCATGACACCTATGCAATGGTGCGTGGGTATGAAGAACAGAACTTTGGTCAGGCTATCTTGCAGGTAATCAACCCGAGGACAAAGACTCCAGAAGGTTTCAGTCATTGTTTTGTTGATGTTGAGACTGGCGTTGAGTTTCTTAACTACCTTCGCTCTTCCACAAAGTAGTAAACTTTTTAACCGAGAGGTGGACGCAAGGCTCATCCTTGTGGTCTTCCCCTCGGGGTTTTCTGCGCTTGGGGTAGCTTAACCCCTCATTTTCTTTTGTTAGCTTCATATAAGCACATTCGTCTGCCCACTGAACCACAAACAAAGATGGCATACCTGTTACTTCGCTCATTGAAAGCATATTCTTATATTTGTTGAGGCTAATAAAAATTGTATCGTATCTGAAGCGATTGGTCGATCGAACTCGTATCTCGCAAAACGCAACGCCCTGGGGTAGTCCATCTACAACTCCCCTCGTCAAGATAAAGTCAGCATAACTAAACCCAGACATTTTTTCTGCGTCACACTTCCAAATCTCTTTTACTTTGTTGATGATTTCTATTTCATTATTTAGGTCTGATTGATATTCGTATTTCCAACCCATGCGTTTTCTTTCAATTAGTGAACTGGCGAGGGGAAAAATCACTAAACCCTCGCCAGTTCTTTTTCTCTGTAGCCATGACCAGAGAAATTATTCTACGTCCATGTCTTCGACGGGACGCTTATCAAACTCTCTCATATACTTTAGACCAAGCTGAACAATGTTTTCAAGCTGATTGCGTGTAACTACTACCACAAAAAAATCGTTACCATGCTTGACGCACATCTCTGCGGGAAACCGTTGCATTGGTGATGGTCGTATATAGCACAGGTCTGGTGTGTCTGAGGCAGTAGTGATTTCAAACTTTTCATCATCTGACATATTGCACCGTCATCTTTCTGATTAGGTCTTCAAGGCTCTCGTCTGTCATCCGTATTTTGTGCCCTATTTTTACCACGGGGACGCCATATTTTCGACACAGTTTCTTAACGTCTTGAGGGGGGACGGTCAATGTCGCCCCCACCTCTTCGATCGTCAGCAACTTAGAACGGGATTGAGTCATCGACTGGTTGCTGTTGTTGTCCATTGGGCGCACCGCCTTCCATCTTATCGCTAAAGCTAAGTGACATATAGTTCATGTTGTCCTTTGACTTGCGCCATGCGGCTACTCGTCGTGTTCCAACTGGCCCTGTATAGTCAGGGGCTTTGTCACTTGTCTTCTTTTCATTGGGGAAGAGTGTTCCCGTCTTTTCGTAGATGTCCATAATGACACGACCATCGGGCAGTGTGGACTTTGTGACAATGACTTGTGAGTCCTTGCCATTGTTGTTTGCCTTACCAGACAAGATCATCTGGTGGTTGTCACGGGGTGGGAATACCGCCCCGCTATCTGTGTTATCGTATTGGCTCATTACCATTCTCCATTCGTAGGTTTGCTATCTGCCGCATACTTGTTGTCGTGATCCCCCAGGAACACATCAGCATTGAAACCAAGGTGCGACAATGCCTTGGTCAGCCCATCTGTGACAGCCATCTTGGGTGCGTCTTCTGCAATGCGTTCCTTCTTGAAGAAGGTTCGGCATCCAGTAAACGGCCCAAAGCTGTTGTCATCGTGCCCATGCCACACTGTAACGTGTGCCAGGAACGCGACATCACCATTCGACATAGTGATTGTTTCTGTTTCTGACTTCCATCCCCAGCCCTGTCCTACTGGGCCGAAGGCGCGTGTTGCCTCCCGCACCTGATACATCGGGTCAATGCTGGTAAATGAACGTGAGCCGAAACTCACCTTTTTGAGATACTGCCCATCAGATTTTGCGACACTATCCCATAGTTTCATGTTATCATTACTCACTGTGTATTCTCCTTCACGGTTCTGGTCGGTGCGTCTACTCCCGCATCGGCCAGTTTGTATTCAGCATACCTTTTGCCTGACTTGCGGACGGTCTCAATTAGATTCCCGTCTGATCGTAGGTCGTGTATGCGACTAGCCAATCGAAAGCAACCAAAGTGGTTGAGCGCATCCATTGGCGAGATGCTATTGCCTTCTTCCAAGTAGGAAAGAATCTTGTCGTTTTGCGTTACGTTATCCATCTGTATACTCCTTGTTTACATTGATGCGTAATGAGCCATTCTTGGCTCGCTTGAGGGTAACAACGTCCGAGTAAACTTCCCTTTCGTTTGTTGCTACCATTGCTTTGAGTTGCTTCTTAGCAGACTCATGCTCCTTTGCGGCTTGCATTGTTGAGACATACTCATGCGCTTGGTGCATGAACTCGTTGTCTTGTCGTGCGTCCCGCGCCACCATATCGTCGATGGCAATCTGGTCGATGCCTGTCGTGATGTGTGGCATTGATTGTGGTGGTTCTTCCTGTCGCTCTACATAGCCCCAGAACTCTTTGAGGTGGACATACATTGTGTCGATGTATCCCTGGTCTCTTGCAACCTTTACATACTCATAGCGACGGTTGCCAAACAGGTTTGCAAAATACATATACTCCAGCTTGGCCACCTCCATGTATAGCTGTAGCTGTGGCATGTATCGTTCTAGTTGTTTACGCATGTTGTTCATCTCAAAGGTATGCTTTACCTCTAGCCCCATGCGCTCACCGTGATACATAAACTCACCGTCTAGTGTGCCACGGCAGGGCACTGATCCCCATTTGTAGTGGTAACGCACCTGCTCTTGCACCTCCACACCCATGTCCTTCTTGAACAGGCCAATGTTAAATGGCTCTGTCCAGATACCCAACTGCACTGGCAAGACATCAGACAAGTCATCGCGGTCACGATACCCCATTTTGTCCAGCCAAAGATTGTGCCAATCACCGTCCATTATTCGTAACGCACAGCTACCTCCAATGGTTTGTCGGCGTAATTCGTCTTCTGCTTTTTCGTTCATATCTGTCATGTTTGATCCCTTTCACTATCAAATCTAACCAGTTCGGTTGTGTTTGTCCAGCTATATTTACTAGCTTGGCGTGTCTTCTTTAAAACAAAAACCTTCTTTTATAAGCATGAAGTCGCTGTCCTTGTCTTCAATGTAGGTTTTCATCAAACGATTTTTTCCAAGATTTAAAACCGTTTCGCATTGGCTCCTTGTTCGATGTAAGCCTAGCTCTATGTTGGTGCATTTAGTAGTCGGAACATTAAAGTCTACAATCGCACACATTAAAATAACTGCATTAAACATTTCCAAGTAACCTCTCTTTTGCTTTCATTGGGATGCGAAGCAAGACGTTGCCCATGTGGACGTTAAGCTTTCCATCCTTCATCATCTGCTTAGTCATGGCGATATGCTCATCGCACTTCTCTATAGTCCAGCCCATTGTCTCTGGCTTAGACTTGTCACCTTTGGGCCGCTCCTTGTCTTGCCCCTCGTAAGTAAGATTAAACTTTGCGTCTAAGGATTTCTGCCTAGCAATAAAATCTGAAGCAACTTTAGAAGCATTCTTAGATACCATTGCTGGTAAAAACCAAACACGATAAGAGTTTTCTTGAACGCACTTGTCCCATACTTTGTCCAGGAGCAGTTCAAATGTCTCGTCGTTTATATCTGTTGGTAGTCTGTTATTGATTGCTCGACGCAACTCTTGACTGTAGACGCGCTGTGCATCTGTATCGTTCTTGATGTTGTTTGGCGGGCCGTATAGTTTGCCCATCTTCAACACAAAGTTATTATGAATTGAGTGTTCACGTTGATCGAAGTTCATTTTGTTTTCTCCTTTTCTCTCGTCTGTTTTCTTTTGTAATTCGTTTTATATACTGTCGCTTACCCCACAAGACTGTGGTGTGGTCTCTGTTTAAGAACGCACCTATCTCTGGCAGTGAGTGTCCTCTGGTATGTAGTTCATAGAACAATCTTTGGCGCAACTGTATGACCCAGTTCCTATCTCGTCTGCGTTCTGTGAGTGATGTAAACTCAACATTGTGTTGATCGCAAAACTCTCTGACATATTCATGCAATCGAACATTTTTAATTTCTTTTTCATCCATCATTGGATTCTTCCTTGTTCAAAATCTTTTCTACAATATAGTCTGGTATAATCAGCACCCATTTGGGTGCGTCTGGCTCCGTCTTACCTAACTTGAATAGCGCAACGTCCCTGTTCTTTAGGACAGTGAAGGGGGATGGAAAGCCTTTCTCTTTCCGATACTTTACCTCAACGATATACTCAGTTCCTTCAATGCTGATAACCAAGTCACCTGAGTATTCGCCACCTAATGCGCCCGATAGGGGCTGGCGTTTGACAGCCAAGCCCCACGATTTGAACAGCTTCACAAAATAGTTTTCGTGGTATGTCCCTTTTGCTTTGCTTTTGCTAGTCATTCTACGTCCCTACCTCTGTTTCGCATATCAACTTTGTCTTTGATCAACTCTAATTGTATCAGTGTATTGAGAGCAAAACATTCTTCAGTATTCCATTCCTTTACAGCCGCCCTTTCAAATAACTCGCACAAACCATTTAGCATGTGAACAGCCGTATCATATCTGCCCTCATCCATTTGCTTTCTCCACCAGATCTATAATCTCCCTAGCACACTCTTCAATTCTTGACATTCGGTTGTCATACTCTTCGCCATACAATAGCTGGTCGTATTCATAGCGCATCTGTTCAATAACATTATAGATGTTCTGCACTGCAAATGTTTTCATTTAATAGTTCCTCCCGATTCTTTCATGCAGACTACCTCGATGCTCATTGGCAACTTCTTCCATGTAGTCAACTATCTCGTGTTTATATTCCAGGACCTTTTGCTCTAATGGATGTTCATTGAGCCAGTAGGTTCGATCATCTCGCGAGCTTCCAATGAGTCGCCTTGCACAGTTTCGACGCTCTCTTTCAGCAACAGTTTTACTGCAAAATGTGCGACGAACAAATGAATCTCCTTCACCAAATTTAAATGTATATATAATCATTACTCCATCTCCAGGTTTCGTTTCTCCCAGCAGGAGATTGCTTTGCTTACAAACACCCCACGCTTGAAGGCTGGGTTGTCTTGCTCTAGCATATCAGCCAAGCGTTCAGCGTCTGTTGGTGTTGATAGTAGCGGCCCTACTTGTTCAGCCAAGAACTCATAGTGCCGACGAAAGAACATTGTGTTTTGTGTCATGCTTATCTCCATTCAGTAGGGTGAACTACACCATACTGCTCTTCATGTGCGTCACTTGCTTCGATATATTTCTTACCGAACTCGATGAGGTGTCGTCGAACATTGTGATACAACAACTCCGACACCATACCCCCTTCATCAAATTGATTGAGAGTGTGTGGGTCTGTTGCATATAAGACAGCTAAGAAGTTTAGCTGATCATTTTGTGGTGCAACATTCTGAACTGCTTCCAATACTTTTAACTGGCTCAATTCATTTTTTAATCTGCCCTGTCGTAGTTGATCGAGCATCATATCTTCTAAGTCTGATAGTGTTGGTGTCATGTTTCTACTCCTTTACATGAAAGGCGATTGACCACAGCCGCCGCCCTCACATGGGCGGGGCGGGGATGTGGACAACGCCTGATTAAGCGGCTTTGTCTACCGCAGTTTGGCTATAGCTATTGAGATGCTTCATTGCTTTTTCCGCATCGGCCATAGCTTTCATAATGACTCGTGGGTTGTCGTGGATTGCTTGACGCCAAGAGTTTAGATACTTGGCGTGGTCTGCTGTTGGTGTCTTGGCTACACCCAAGTGGGCAGACATCAGCACAGAGGTTAGCTCTGCCACAAGCTCTTCGTATGCGTATGACTTCCTGTCATGGTTGTTTGG